GCTCCCGTACTTCCTGTAGGACCTGTAGGTCCTTGTGCTCCTGTTGCTCCAGTAGCGCCCTTAGCTCCTGTGCTTCCAGTGGGTCCAGTGGGTCCTTGTGAGCCAGTCGCTCCAGTAGGTCCGGTTGCACCTTGTGGACCTGTGGCTCCTGTTGCGCCAGTATTTCCAGTCGGGCCAGTAGGCCCAGTAGCACCAGTATCGCCAGTGGAACCAGTGGCACCAGTAGCGCCAGTATTACCTGTTGCACCTGTTGCTCCTATCGGTCCGGTAGGTCCTGCAGGACCAGTTGGGCCTGTAGCACCTTGACCACCTTGTGGTCCTTGGTCGCTTGCAAAAGTTACTGAGACTTGTGGGGTAATGGATTCGATAACAATTATTGTCTCGCTCATACAGTCACCCCAGGAGTCACGATAAATTTACCTTCTAAAATTCTTGTTACTGTCACACCTGATGTAAGTACCAGGTCATAGACATAACGGTTTGGTGTTAGGTTGGTATCAGTTGCGGAGAAGTTAACTGTTACTCGACCATTATTTCCATCAAGAACAATCTTGCCATTGGCAGTTGTCGCAAGAAGTGTTGTACTTGTAGAGTTGCTAAACGGTCTTACAGTCATAGTAGCGGTGTAACCGTTTAGGTTCCAAGGAGTTGAGTCATCTTGGATGACGAACTGGAATGTAAAGGTAGTTGCTTGATCGCAGACTAGATTATATTTCGCACTCAAGATGTGAGCCTTTGGAGAGCAGCGTTTGCAGTGAGGCCAGTAGTACCAGCGAGACGATTGCATATACCGTTGTAATCAAGACGAGCCTTCGCCCCATCCGGGATACCCGCAATGTCATTTAGTACTCCTACTGTGTCTGTGTGATAAAGGGTTACGCCACGTGCTGCAGCCCACTTACGAGCAGCACCTGCTTCATCAAGATATGCAGTGATTGCGGGGTAAGTGCCACCATTGGCGAGCCTGTTTAATTCTGCCACGAGACTTGAATTTGGATTACCTGTTGGCACTTACTTACCTCACTTCTTCTTTTTGCGAGCTACTGCTGCGTTATCTACTAGGTTCGGATATGGTCGTCCGACTGCTTTGGCTTTTGCCTTAGCAGCAGTTTTCTGTGCAGGCGTTAATTTAGTTGACTTCTTCTTTGGGTTCTCTTGTTCCCAAAATGCTTTCTTTTTCATTAGCAATCCCATTTTCTGCGTGCTTTGTTTAATCTACTATTAGGATCTTTTGCAGCACTAGGAAACATTTTGGCTTGTCCGGCAGATCTAGCGCAAAATGATTTGCGCCTTGCTGCTGCCTTTGGAGACGCCTTGGCTTGCTTTGCAGAGACAGGCGGTTTTAGATTGCTACCTTGTGCCTTTGCTGATGCACGACCCTTAGCGTTAAGACCGCCTTCAGGGTTCTTACCTTCTTTGCGTTGCCACGCTGGAGTCTTAGCCATTACTTCTTCTTCTTTGACATACCTGCTTCGCTAAGTGCGATAGCAATAGCCTGCTTCTTAGACTTAACTACTGGACCCTTTTTGGATCCAGAGTGAAGAGTTCCTGACTTGAACTCCTTCATTACTTTCTTGACCTTAGCTGGCTTCTTGTTCATTACTTCTTCTTGCCCATCTTCTTAGCAACCATCTTAGCCTTTGGACCGTATTCCTTCTTACGCATTGCTGCTGATTCGGTTTTCTCGTGCTTCTTCTTTGCTGCCATTGATGAGTACTTCTCGCCTTTAACTGACATTATTTTTTCCTCGCGTTCTTGCAAGTTGCACAACTGCACTTGCATCCTTTTTGTGGTTTACCAGCCTTGCACTTGCATCCGCATTTAGCGCACATTACTTCTTGCCACCGACGCCTGTAGAGATTGACTCGTAAGTCATATACTTGCGGTTGCTATCGAACTGCTTGTCTGCTGAAGGGTAGTATTCTGCCTCGTCAACATTCTGGACAATAACTACTTTTTTGTCTGCCATTTGTTACTCCTTGTATGGGAGGTTAGTTCCATCAAAGGCTTTGCCACCGTCGTTGGAAATTCTGACTGCCGAATCAATATCAGGCTGTCTAGTAGAACGCGGTTCGATACCCTGACGCACTGCGTCGTAATAGGCACCAAGTTCTTTATCGTGAGCCTTTGTGCTCTGGATACCACGACTGCTTGCTGCCCCTGCGCTCATCTCTAAGCCCATTACCTTGCAGCCAAAGCAGTTGGCTACTTCTTCAGGATGTGTCTCTAGATGCTTCACTAGGCCACCGGTGTTAGGTAAGCGCTGTAACCAGCGTCAATAAGAACTTGTGCTTCAGCATCAGTTAGCGTGTAAGCGTGACCACCGAGGTAGTAGGTGTCAGCGTTTGCCAAGTCATCCTGATAAGGAGTTCTGCTTTCAGTAACGGTAGAACCGTTTACTAGAAGAGTTACTCCGCGTGGAACATCTGTAAGGAATGATGGAATAGCACCTGTGTAAGAACCACCTGCTAGTGGTCGCCCCGCAAGGCGAGCATAGGGATTGAAGTAAGTGCTATCGCACCAAGTTTCATTCTCCCAAGGTGTTACAAGTGTGTATGCCATTGTATTCCTTTCGTTGTGATGGAGGCAGGTTTGACCCTGCCCCCACCGTTGCACTATTAGTTAATAGATGAAGCTGACTCAATGCGATAGAGTGCTGCTTCACGGAGGCGTGCAAAGCCACCCATATAGTACCAACCGATGGTACGGAAGCGACGGAGTGCATCAATCTCTGGTCCAATGATGGTAGAGATGTCTTGACCCTGTGCTTCAGCAAGTGCTTCACGACCAGCGATAACAGCCTTATAGACGTTAACTGATCCTGAGTTTGCAGCGAAAGGCACGCGAGGTGTCTCAACTACAAATGCACCTTCGATTACGCCAACTGCACCAGCCACGAATGGTGTGCGGTCTACGTACTGTGTCAATGCCTGGAATCCGCCAGTGCCTGATTCGGCACGGAGGTCAGCAGCCTGACGTGGGTGTAGGTATGCAGCGTACAAGTCATTGATACGTGGCACAGCCTTGTTTGTGCGAAGCTGAGTTACAGCCTCACGGATATCAGCAACAGCCATTGTCATCGAAGATGTAATGGTGTTGGTTGTTGTAGCAGTTCCTGCGTAGATGACGTTTGAGCCACCTGTGAGAACTGTTGCAACTACAGAGTCAATAGAGTCTGCTGAGTTGTAAGCGATGATGTCAGCAAGTGCTGAGTCAACATCGTTGAATGAAGTTAGGTTCAACTTCTTAGTTGTTGTTACTGCTGAACCGTATTCGTTCAGAGTTACTGTAACCTGATTTGGGTTACCTAGTGCAATGCTTGATACATCTGATGTTTCTGTCAATGTAGATGTTGCTTGTGCAAGATCTGAATAGATAGAGAACACAACTGATGAACCTGGCATCGCCTGTTGTACTGGCTTGACATCTGCAATGGCACGCATTACCGGGATGCTACGAAGAGCCATACGAACATATTGATCGTATGCGGTTCTGACGAGGTTGCTAATGTCCGATGTTCCGGTTAAGGAACCTGCTGGAATTGCCATTAGGTGTTACCTTTCGTTGTTGTGGAGGTTAGAGTCCAGATTGCCTAATAATGTCGTCCAGCTCTTCTTTGCTATTAGCGTTCATTAAGCGAGACATAACATCGGCTCCGCGTTCAGGTGACATACCTGCATCTGCGGCTCCGGTCATACGCTTATACGCAGCAATATCTGCTGGATCTGCATTAGGTTGGTTCTGGTTCGACGAGAGTTCAATGCCGAATACATCTGCATTGGCCTCTAGCCATTTAGACACCGACTCTTCAGTTGGGTCAATGTCCTGTGGGATAAATGAAGCGATCTTCTGATTTACCCCGCGAGCTGCGAGGGCATCCTTGATTGTTCGCTCGCGTTGGCCCTTGCTCAAGGTTTCAAACTGGGAACGAAGTTCCTGTAGTTCTTTATCCTTTTGCTTGGCTGCTTTGCGTAGTTGTTTTACAAGGTCATTCGACGAATCGTTTGTAGTGATATCGTCGTCTTCATCCTCGTACTCGTAATTGGACATAGTCCATCTCCCTATCGTTAGTTGATTTCGCCAGCCTCATATCCAAATGGGGGTTTGGTATGGCTCTGACTCCTGGTCTTACTACACTCCATTGGGCCAGTCGTTCCAATGGCAGGTCTGTTATAGGTTGCCGGCTCGTTCTTGATTTAGAGCGCCTTTTGATGCCCCAGCTTTAGCGCTAAACGTTGCTTTTTCTAAACCAACAAGTTCTTTGCGCTGCTTACGTGCAGCGGCTGCGCCTTCAAGATTAAATACTTCTTGTTCGGCTTCCATCTGTCCGTATGTAGGGCGGTTGTAGAACTCAGATAGTTGGCTAGCGCGTGGCGCAGTTTCTGCTACTGTCTGGAATCCAGTCGTAGCCTGCTGTTTAGTTACACCGTAACCTGCAAGCATCTGTGCTCTTGCCTCTGATGCTGCAATCTGCTCTGGTGTCTTACCAAGGCTTAGTCCTGCAGCGGCTGCTGCACCACCGATTTCAGCTGCAGTTACCTTACGCTGAATATCCTTGAGTGCGTTCTTAGGATCAAGGCTGTAAGCCAAGATATCGCCATTAGTAATAGCATCACCGTAGAAAGCCTTGAGAGTATCAAGTACCTGTGGGTTAGCCTTTAGTACTCGGTCTTGTGCGGTAAGAATACGGTTCTCAAGTTCTACCGGGCTAACATCGCCAGCCAAGAACTTTTCAAAACCTACTTGCTTACCAGTTGTGTCCTTTGAGTAGTAAGACTCCGGTAATCCATAGTTACGCATAACATTCTGGTACTGGTCTTCTAATGCAATATACTCGGCTGGAGATAGGGCAGATAATCCTTTGGCAATTCTTTCCTTATTTGCAGCAAAGCGATTTTGGTAAGCTGGTTTATTTTGTAGTTCAATAGAAAATTGCGATGGTGACACATTAGACTGTAAAAGGTATTTGATGTCTTCTACTAATCCACTTAATCCGTACTTATTAAACTCATTGTAAAGAATGTCATAAGCAGACTGGCGATCACGGCGAGATGCCTCTGCAATACGATCTGCCTCTTGCTTTGCAAGAAGGTCTTCAGTTGTGGTAGTCGCTGTAGTTTTAGTTACAGTAGGAGTACCAGTTTTGAATGGTTGAAATACCTGTTCTGCTTGCTCAATAACTACGTTGCCTGATGCGTCACGACCGGCTAATGGGCCAGAAGTGTATACACGCACCTCTTCACCAAGGTTATTGGTAATCAGTTTAGTGGGAGCTATAGTGCCTTCACTTAGGCGTGATACGTCTACTCTTGCCATCATTTACCCCATAAATCCGAAGTCTTTGAGTACAGTCTTGGCAACATCTGCCGCCTCTGCACGTGCTTGGTCTGTGTATTGCCAGCGATTGTCTTTGCGAAGCGCTCTTTGGTATTCGTATAAAGACATTTCCTTATCAGGCCCAATAGCCATACGTAACGTTGGGTCATCAAGGCTAATGGAGTTCGGGTTAATCTCTAGTGTCTGCGCCAAGATACTGCGGTAAGGAGAATAAACAGTAGATAGATCTACGCCTGAATCAACAATCTGCTTTACTGAGTCTGGCATACCAAGGGCTGCTGTTCTACGGATAGTTGTCTTGATAGCATCAATATCTTCGCCAGCCTTTAGGCGCTGTTCAAAGGTTGCTAACTGATCTTCGTCTAGTCTTAGACCATTAGCCAGTGCTGTTCTTGTAAGGTCTTGGCGTACTCCAGCTGCTGCACTTTCTTCCGCTGTTTTCTTCTTGGCTTTAATTGCATCAAGTTCTGTCTTAAACTTGCTATCCTTTTGAATAGTTTCAATAAGGAATTGTTGCTCATCTAAACCACCGGTAACCTTAGCAGTTGTCTTACCGCCTTTAGTTACATACTGGGTGCGAGTAGCAGCCTTTTCTTGTGCTGCTTTAAGTTTGTTAGAAAGGAACGCAACTTCCTGTGGTGTGGCTTCTCGACCGACTAACGCTGAAACTACATCTTGGATTGCACCGGCAGCCTTAGTAGGATCCCATATCTGGATATCCTCGCGGATAGAAGGTGCTCCAGTTTCAGCACTAGGAGTAAACTCTTGTGTTAAGTATTCTCTTACGGTAAAAGTTCTGCCAAGTTTTGCTGACTGTAAAGCAGTTGCCTGTGCTGCTGCTGCGTAAGCAGTTGCTAATTTATCGGTGTATTTACCACTGACCGATATTCTGTATCCAGCCTTTTTAAGAAGTGCTGAAAGTTCTTTACGATCAGCATCTGTCATATTGTAAAGATCTACAGCGGTTGGATCTATGCTTGACTGTGCTTGGTTCCCAGACTTAAATCCACCGTATGGATCTGGGGTGGTTGAAGACATAGTGGATACAGGTGGGATATAACCATTCTTCCAGTTGTTAAAGAAGCCAGTCTCTGCCAATTTAGTCTCCAATTAGTCTTGAAAATAGAACATTGTACGCATCTTCTGCGTTAGGGTTCTTAGATGCGATTTCCTGAAGTGCAAACTTTGCGTTCTGCTTGAGCAAGTCCTTGTAAGCAGATGCTGTTGCACTTGAACCAACGACTAGATCACGACTATAGATATAGTTATCGTAGATCTCAGACATCTTCTTCAGCGAGTCAAATGCTGCAGGATCTGACTTGCGAGCCAATGCTGCTTGTGGCCCTTCGATCATATTCTGCAAATCTTGGTAAGCAATCTGACGTGCTCTTTGACGCTCAGCACCTTGACCTAGTTCAGCCTGAAGCACTGGTCGAGCACCCTTAAACTGCTTTGACCAGGTATCCCACATAGTTTTCAACTGTGTCTTTTGAGCATCGTTATAGGTATTAGCAAGTTCCTCTTCGTAAGAGTCTTTTTGCTGGTAATAGAACTGTACATCACGAGCAGATTGAATATCTTGCAAGTGGTCATCTAGAGTCTTGCTGAACTTAATACCAGACTTGAATAGCAAACGATAAGCATCAAAGTCAAAGTCGCCTTCTTTTGGCATTAAGAATGGTGCTGCTGCTGGATAGGCGTTAAGCAACTTCTCGTTCTTATCAATCCAGTTTACAGTCTTATCAACTGCACGTACCACTGGCACCACATTGTCATCTGATTCAGATACAGTGTATGGCATCTGGTCTGGAAATAAACGGATCCATTCTTCTGTAGCTTTATCAATACTGCCGTTGTACTGTTTGATAAGGTTATTAAATACCTGTTTGAAGTTAACGCGCTGGTTTGCTCTGGCCCATTCAGCCATATCAGACTTGAGTGTTATCTGTGGGGAGGCTGGTGCAAAGAAACCAAATAGAAAACGCATAGCAAGAACAGTGACTGTAGCAGCGCCAAGTCTTTCTTTGTGTTTCATTAAATCTGCTGGTGAAGGTGGTATCCATTCACCGGTTTGTGGATCAAATGTTGGCTTTAGACCGTGTCCTGTAGCCTCAATATATGTTGCTCCCTTACGGAAGGCTGAAGCATACTGGGACTGGCGTTCATTACGATCTAGGGTTGCTATAAATCTAGTCAAGTGTGCAGGGAATATAGCGTTGACCATTGGCTGATCCTCAGCGTATGCACCAAGAATTGCTTTCTCAAATTTATCAAGAGCAGGAACTGCATTAAATACAAACTTCATTGGTATTGCTGCAATAGGACCAGCAAATGTTGGGAACAAAGAGTCTGGATTCATAGAAGGGGTAAGCATCTTTAACTTGCCACCGAACTCAACTGGCATAGGGGCTTGGAAAGCCTCTGGTGCGCCAAACACTTGTGCTACATCGCTCATTACCTTGTATACAGGAGTTAACCCTGGATAGAAGAAGTATGGTTCGCCATTATCGTCTTGCTGTACAAAACCTGAGTGGGTTACACCTTCGTATGTAAGAGACAAGCGACGCAAAGACTCTGGGTTGTATCGAACTGTGCGATATACACGACGATAGAAGTCTTCAGTTGCACGATAGAAGCGTGCAAAGTTACGGCTAGCCATAGCCAACTGGCTACGAACTGCAGGGTTATCTACGAAAGCAAGAACTCTATTCTTTGCTAACTCTTCAGTAATAGCAACGATTTCTTTCTTTGCGTTTGTTAAAGCAAACTGAAGATCATCACCATCTAGACCTTCTGTAAGAGCGTTGACAAAGCGTTCTTCAAAACCAGACTCTGCCATTTCCTTGCGGATACGAATCATCTCGTTAATAACAATAGGTTCACGTGAGAACCGGGCATTAGCCTCACCCATTGCATCCCAAGCCTTATCAGTTAGGCTAACTGCGAAGTTGCCGGTATCTGATACTGGAACCAATGTTGGGCCTGAGATAAACTCTGGAGTTAACTCTACACTCATCTTGTTAGGTAGATCTTCAAGGCTGAGGTTCTTAGTAGAGACTACTATGTTACCCTTTTTATCAACAAAGCGAACCTTATTAAGAAGGTCCATATTGATATCGCCGTTACGCTTTGAGTAAAGGTTACGAACTGCATCGTATGCCTTCTTAGCGTGGACATTTATATTGCCGCCTACTGACTCATCATAAAGCTGGAAGCGAGAACGTTCTTTTGGAGACAGGTTGCGGAGATACTCACGCATTGCTTCCAATGCTTTAGGTTCATCATCAAGATTCTGTACTGCTATCTTTGCAAGATCATCATTAGATGTAACACCTAATTGAACAAGCCAAGATATGCGACTCTGCTGGTTTGCTACAGGGTTAAATTCAGTAAACGCTTTATCGCCCATAGCCTGCTTGTAAGCAACGCCATCAATTTCGATAGCTGCCATCTTGCCGAACTGAGCAGCATCATTAGTGGCAACTAAATACTGGTCTGCACCGCGAAGGCCGTTCTTACCACCTTCTGCAATAGCGCGAAGAGTATCATCAAGGTTTCCATACTTAGCAATTTCTGCTAGGTATTCTGAACCCTTCTTGTCAACTACGCGACCAAGACCATCGTGAAGAATGGCATCAGCCATAACTTGACGTACTTCTTGTGGAGTCTGTGCTTTTGCAACCTGACCTGCATACTTCTTTAGATCTTTGCGACGAACTAATTTATTAAGTACGCCTACTTCGCCTGCTTCAAGATCAAGAGTAAGAGCCTTCTTGCCAACTTCTTTTAGTTTATCTTCTGCAGTTAAGCCTTTAGAAAGACGAATACGTGTTGAAAGAGCACGGCCCTTTACAATACCAAACGCTGAATCACCTACTGCTAGGTGCATCATTAAGTCTTCAGTAGCGTTACGAATAGCAAATCGAGGACCTGCAAGAGTTCCAATAACCCAAAGAGATAAGGTTTTATCTACCCAACGGTGGTGTGATAGACCCATTATCTTGCCAATAATACCTGAGCGTACAGATAGGCGATCTAGATCAGTAACAGATGGAACTGCAATACCAGATGAAAGTTGATATGGAAACAAAGCAAGTTGCTGTTCACCGAACTGTGCAGGGTTGCCCTTGTTTACGCCATCTACAACGATATCTGCTGCGTACTTCTTCTCAAGCCCACGCCCGGCAAACTGATCCATATAGGAAGCGCCTGCTTTAGTCTTAGATACGCCACGAATTTCTGCGACAGTATTCCAAAGACCGGTAAAGATCTGCTTGCGTTGACCTTCGCTACCAGCATCAAATGCTTCTGCAATCATCTTGCTGTGATAACGTGAGTTAGCAAGGCGTGCTACGCGGTATACCTGAGTTGTAGCAGTAGGAGACATAACATCAAAGAAACCATCTTTGAAGTATGGGATAGCAGTAAACTTTGCAGCGAATCTATCAATGCGACCTTGAATAGCATCAAGTGGCATACGGATAGAACCAGTAGGCCCCTTGAACTTGGAGATAAAGCCTTCTAGTTCTGCGATCTTTGTAGGATCGTTAGTTAAACCTGTTGCGATATCAGCGTATTGCGGTTCTGTTCCATACAAAGCTGCAACAATCTTACGCCCAGACTTGTCAATGTTAAATACTTTGTCTGCTCCGGTGTAGATTGCGATGCGTGCTTTACGTGCTGCATCTAATCGAGGTATCAATGGAGTTTTGCGAGCAGGTTGTCCTGTAAGAATAGTCTTAACATCAATGATGTTTGCTAGATAGTTCTTAGCAGTAGGTGCATCCTTAACGCCAGCCTTAATAAACTCATCAATAGCAGCAGGTCCAAATTCTGGAGCGATACGCTTTAGTTTAGTAGTGGCCTCAGTTGCTGCAACAATGTTTTTAGATGCACGAGCAGACTTGAGGTTATCAAGTTCCTTGCCGTATGTATCAAAGAAACCAACTACCTTTGGGTTGGTAAAGGCTGCATCTAGTTTTTTAGGATCTCCAACGATCTTAAGTAGCGCATAGTTAGCTGCGTCGTAAGCCTGCTTTGCTTTACCAAGAATAAGTGTTGGATCTGTGTACCAGCGAAACGCTGCATCACCGACGCCAGAGATACCCTTATATAAAAAGCCTGTTCCTTCTAAGGACTCAGGAAGAATTGCGTTAGCAAGTTCACGGCCCGGTGAATACTTTGCTGCAACTACAGCATCGTAAGCATCTTGGAATAATGGATCTTTCTTCTGGTTTGCTTTGGCAGCAATTTGCTTTTCTGCTTCAGTACCAGTAGCAATAATTTCATCAAGCGGAATACCAGATGCTGCTTTGATTGCAACGCTTACGCGATCTGGTGTGTACTTTACCTTGGCCTTTTCAATCCGAGTCGGATCATAGACCAAATCACCTTTGTCGCCTGCGGCATCCCAAGCAGTCTTTAGCCCAGATAAACCTTTTAATTGGTTTCCAGGTTGTGCTGCCTCTAGTTGAGCACCAACTTTACCAAAACGGTAAAGGCGTGTCATAAAGTCAGATGCTTCTTGCAAGCCAGCAAGTGCAGTTCCACCTGTGTAATGCCAGGCACTACCCCAGAAACCACGTTTCTTTTCAGGTTCTTGTCCGTTAAAGGCAACAAGTGCTGATTGCTGGTCTGCAGGAAGCTGGTTATACTTTTGCTGCGCTTGAGCAGGAGGTAAGTCTAGTAAAGACTTGTGAGTATCGAGCAAGTTTGAAAGAGCATCAACTTGTTTCTTTTCATTAGGATTTAATTGAGCCTGAGTGCCAGCAATTTTTAGGTTTGTGCTAGGCATTAAAGTCCTCTAGATGCGGCTTGCTGATAAAGTATTGTTATTTCACCTGTGGTGTCAAAGGGAAGTAGTTTGGCTAGGGTATCGGAAAGTTTTTCTGTAGTTTTACCAAGCATAAGTGCGTTGGATCCTGGACCCATACCGACATCTACACCTGCAGTAATTGGTTCATCAGGGCGCTGTGTTTCTGCAAACAGTGAAGTCACTGGTGTAGCGGGTGTTGCAGCAGTTACAGGTGTTGGTCGAACATCTGGAGTAGACGCAAGAGGTGCGCCAGATTTAATCTCCTGTGTTTCTTTACCTTCACCATAGGCAATAGAGCCTAATTTCATTTCTGGTGTTCCTGAATCTGTGCGTGCTGAAAACTTGCCAGGACCTGAAGCACCGGCGAGTGGACCTCTAGCCATCTGTTTCCTCCTGTAATGTTTCTAAATCTTGTGACATCTTTTCCCACGCTTTGTGGGTCTGAGTTGTTCTATTAGAATGATAAATGCTGAGTTCGTATAGCGACTCAAATAATGTTTGTATTACTTGCGATAAATTAAAAAGTGTTTCCGTTAATATAACGAGCAGATCTGTCCAGCGTACAGGGCGACGTATCTTGTCATCTTCCATCACCCTGTACACCTTTCAGTAGTTATTAAGCCTTCTTGCCTTTGCGAGCTGGTCCGGCATAACCGAATTTTACTTCGCCGCCTTTTACTGATCCTGCCTTAGTGTCAACCTTAACTGGCTGTACTGGAGCTGGAGCGTGTGATCCTTTGTTCATTTTTGCACCTCCTTCGGTTACGCTGCACCGGTAATACCGGCTAGTAGTGTGGCTATATCAGGTTTTTGACCAGCAGCAGGGGCCGTACCACCTTGTTCTTGTGGAGGTTGCTGCGAGGCAGGGGCGGGGGCCGCACCTGCTGCTGGAGACATAGGAGGCATACCTGGTGCTTGCATCTCAGGTTGCGCTGGTTGTGCTGGTGGAGTAAATACTTTTTCTACAATGGACTCTAGTGAAAGTCCCTTTTGACGGCCTGAAATAACTTCAGCAATGCGAGTAACAACTTGTGTCGGGTCTTGACCCTGTGCCGCCATCTGCGGGATCGCTTGCGCGTACTGTGCGACCGCGATGCGTAAGGAGTCGCGCATCTCTTCAATATCCACGCGCTGTTCTTCTTGCGTAACATTGATCTCTACCGGTAACTCACGACGTACGTAATCTCTGGATACGAGCTTATCCGAACGCATCTGAAGTAAAGCGATGACAGCGCGATTAGGATCCATACCAGACATAATGCCATAGCGAACATCCACGCCGTACTCACCCTTGATGTCGCGGGATGGTATGTACTTAAGTGTATATGGGGTTCCATCGTCTGTTCCCTTGATAGTCTTCATAATGCCGCCGAAGATCTTTTCATCTACTTCAAAGCAAAGACCGATAAGTTCTTCAAACAGACGTGCAAACTGTGCTTGCGCTGCTTTGATCTGTGTATCGAATCCAGCCTGTAGTGCTTGCACACCACGACCAGTAACAACAGATGCGTCAATTTGACCAGAGCGTGATTCAGGATAACGAGCACCGAGACGAAGTTCGCGCTCTAATACACCTGACTCAGTAAAGACACCAGCAGGAAGTTCAAGACCTACACGACGGATACCTTGTGGATTAGCAGAACGCATAATCGCATCAGGGCCGAGTGCAAGTTCTTGTACATCTTGTGGAATAGCAATAGGTGCTTGGATTGACTTCTCAGCTGCTTGGATCTGCAAGATAGCAAAACGAGCACGAGCGAGTTGTACAGCCAAGACATCATCGAACTGACCACGTGCTTGATTGTCCAGTGATGGGCGAATACGAACACGGGCTAAACACTTACCTACTGGGTTTGGTACACGAGATAGAACCAAGTTATTACGATCTGGCAAGTAGATAAGATCTTGCTCTGCATCGTGGTAACGGATCATCGTCATATACGGAGATCCTGGTTGGAAGTTATTCTTCTTTAGGATCTGGTCTGCAAACTCTGGGAACTGCGCTGATAAGGTATCAGCATCAGACATAATCAACTGGGTCAACGAGATCGTACGACCGAAGCGGTCAATCTCTGGGTAAGCACCCGTTGGGTCAATCATACGGATACGAGGATTGTTGTTCTCGTAATCCATTTCAACCATACCGATAGACATACCGTAGGTGTTGTACCAATCAGCGTTGTTATAGTTCTGCAACGCTAGGTCTGAGAATGAAACGTAATAGTTTGCGATACGGGTTCTAGTATCAGCAGCTTTGCGCTGAGCATCTGAAACCATATTGGTTGCTGAGCAGTTAAAGGATGGCATTGGTGCGCCGGCTTCAGCCAAGTCACGTGCTGCAACGTCAATGAAGTTAGCAACTAGCGGCTTTGGGTAATCCTCGGAGAACATCGAAGGGAATACTTTGGACAAGTCTCCCTGACGTACAGAGAGAACGTCGCGCATACGCTGATCGCGTGGGGCGTACTTGGTACGCAAACGCGCTAGCTTCGCGTCAATCTCTTTAACTGTTAGCACTCTATGTCCTTAGTTAGATGAATGTTTTATTCTGCTCTGCGAGCATTTGGTCAATGTTAATTACTACTCGCTTGCCCATCTCACGACGAGATAGGAATGGGTTCTTTAGATGGTGGCTGGCGTACTGACCGTAGTTGAGCATCTCGCGTGCTCGGATTTCACAGAACCAAAGTGCCATCACGATATCTGTTTTACCCTTAGTGGTAGGTGTCCACGTAATCAACTGCTCGATAAGAGCCTTGACGTTTTCAGTCTGGTCACTAGGTAAATGTATTAAGTTATCTCGGTGGTGCTTGCCATCGGCCTGCTTAGTACCAAAGAGCGTTGCCATAGATGCCACACCGAAGCCAGAGTCCCACTTATTAGAACCAGTGTGGTGTTCTTTTAATAGAACGCCGCGACTTGATAAAAATTGACGGATGCCTTCATCCTGAGTTAAGAAAGCCTGAAACGCGTTCTTCTCAATAATCCATTCACTCGGTGAATAGAGCGAAGTCCAGTTAAGGATAATGTCGCGGATCTGCTGTGGCGATGGTCTAGTAACCTTCATCACGTCTACGATGTAGCGCTTATTAGTGGAGCGATCAATCGCGTAACAGACCGCAGCGGTATCGCCGACAATCGCCGGATCCATACCGCAGATAATAGAAAAGCCACTTAAATCTTTTGGATGTCCGGGGCTGCTTGGTTCCAAGCGCCCTGCTTTACGCATACCGTCAATCGAACCCTTAACACATACAGGATCAAAGGCGGCGTTTTCGGAAACATCTTGTTGCTGATATACCAAAGCCCAGGTACTAGCATCCATCGCTTGGCGTTCGTTATATAAGTTACGACCAGACCAACGAGGATATAGACCGTCTTCGTCTTTATCGGCTTCTAGTTGTCCATCAAATGGAGCATCTGACTTAGGCCATAAGGTAATCCACTTGTCAGGATCTTCGTGTGGTTCAAGAAGGGCCGGCATCGCAAGATACTTCCAAGGAACTAAGCCACCAGGGTAGCGATCCTCAGAGCGTAGCTCGCGGTATAGATCAACGGATGCCACACGGGTACCGATAACGATCAATTTACCAGTAGGGTTCAAACGAGATCGCACGTCTTGGGTTAACCAGCGGATCTGCTTTTCAAACTCATTAGCGTTCTTTAGAGTCACCGCGTCGTCTACGATAATCATATCTGCGCGTTTACCGTAGATCTGACCGCCGATACCGACGGCCTCGATGTTCGGGTCTTTTTCGCTAGACTCGCGGAGTTCATCACCGAAGGTGACACGGGTTGCCTGCCAAGAGGCTGTCTTAGAGTTAAACCCTACGCCAGCAGCATACGCACTTTGTAGATCAGAGTACATTGGGTGTGTGAGACGTTGCTTGATGGCGTAGAGAAAGTCAGCAGCTAGTTGCTGCGTTTGGGATACAATCAGAACACGGAAGTTGGGGTTCTGTGCAACCTTCCAAGTCACATAGTCAACCGTGATCGTAATGGACTTGGCGTGGTTTGGTGGGATGTTGATAAGCACACGGTTTGAGGCTAGACCTGGTTCATACTTCATCGCCGGGTGTAGCCACGAAGGTTCACGCCCTTCGATCACATCTACTAGGTTCTGTTGATGAGGAAAAGTCTTGGAGTGCAGGAAGCGTTGACGGAACTCGGCAAAATCAATATCGTGAACGTCGCCGGAGGCGAAAGACTTTTCTTTCAGTCCTAGCCTAGTACGGTCAATCTTATCTGCAAAAATCTTATCTGTGCGGCGGTAGTACTCATAAGTCTTCATAGACTTACCAGCCGAACTACAGGCCGCGTCTATGGTCATACCTTCTGCTACAGCGCCAAGGATAATTCTCTTGGCGATGTCTGCCGAGTTCTCTGCCACGTAATGCCCCCTACTAGAGCGCCGCGAGAGGCGCGAAATGTTCATTCTTATACTAGGTTGGGGAATTTCAATTACTAGGCGCAGCGGATTAATAGAACTATCCCCACTAAAAAGCGCCCGCTAGCGTCGGGCTTAGCGCCCGAACGAGCCACAGCGAAGTGAGGGGTAAGTTGGTACTCGGCCTAGGGGCCTCGTAAGAGGCAGCCATACGGTCGCAAAGCAGATCACTGCTGAGCTTTGCTCCCTACTATACCTAAGGCGGGAAATTAAGGCCATTTCCTGTTTTCGGCGTGTGACGTTAGTCACATATACTATAAGTCCTGCTCAGACGGGGGTACGGTACCGGATCTTACACGGTTTAACTTTAGCAAATATATTTTTCTGGGGTACATAACATACATAGTCACGGATATTAACAACGGGGGGTGCGTTTTCTGCGCGGGGCGGGGCTAGACACGGCGGGCGGTTATGTCTAAGGTGTTGTTGTAAAGTATTTTGGGGCGGTCTACCCTATCGGCAACCCCTAACCGTTTAAGTAACCGCAATTAAACAACCGCCCTAACCTTGCGCCACCCTGCAACCGATAGCCGATCGACCGTGCCACAACTAGGCAACCGCCTAACGGTGAGCGCCCCGATATCTACGGAGACCGCCCGCCCCATACCAGATCAAGGTGCAAGCCCTGGCGCCATAGCTCACCGCGCCGGAATTCTCCCCCGTAGTGCCACCCGATACGGCTAGAAAATAGCCCGCAGATAGGCTTGCGCTCTACCCCATAGCGCGACTACAAGTAAACCAAGGCGCAACCCTGCGCCCCATACCGATAAAGTTAGAGAGTGAAAATATGAAAGAATTAACTAGAAATGATCTGCTACATCTTTATTCGCTAGCGACCCGTGAAATTCAATCGTCGAAAGAAATTAATCAAGATGAATATGCTTATAAGAAGCACTTAGAATATTGGGATAATCTTGCCGATAAGTTGCGAGTACTTTATGAAGAAAAGGGGGAATAAGTAAATGTCTATGGAATTAACCACTTTAAAAGATATTGAAGACGTAATAGAAAATTACGCTAATTTTTCTACATACGTAAAGGATCAAGATACGCACGTCGAAAATGTAACCGTAGATCTAATCGGCAGACTTTATGGATTAGAAGATGATACCGATGTAGAGGATCTAAGTACGGATTACCTAATAAATATGATTAGCCAGATATTAGACCTGCACCGTGCCTATATGAGAGGGGAATAAAGAAATGACTACTGCAATAAATAAAGAGGATCAAGGCTACGCGATTGAGCGCCTAACCGATCACTACTTAGCGCCTAACGACACCGTTTACACGCTAATTCGCTACGTAAGCTCTAGCGGTATGAGCCGCGATATCTCGCTATTCATAGCGCAGGGCGGTGAGATCATAGATATAACCTATTACGCCGCGTACGCTATGGGGTGGCGTCTAGTAGAGCGCAACGGTCAACGCGCTATTAGAGTGCAGGGCGCGGGAATGGATATGGGCTTCCATACCGTCTACACGCTAGCGAGTGTCTTATATCGTGGCGCGGTAGAGGGTGACGCGGGCTACTCACTTAAGCAAGAGGCGATCTAATGAGCGACGATCTCGCCTACATACTAAGCGTCTTAGGCTCGCTAGTGGTAATCGGGGCAATAGGCGTTGCCTCTTGGCTAGTGGTAGAGGGCGTATATTGGATCTATTGCAAGATTAGAGGGCGCGACTACTAAGGGCGAATAGTGGCGCACGGTTAACGCCGTGCGTCGCTATCTGCAACTAGCAGACCCCTGGCCGGTGAATTGCAGGCGAGGGTGAGAGAGTGAGAGAGTGAATATATGGACACGATACAAGAAAATAAGGTTAGCCTTAATTATGTAGAGATAGCGGGCGAGAGTCTGCTAGAGCTACTAGAGGGCGTTAGTACGCACGCGTCTAAGGATAAAGAGCTACGCGCCCTTAATGCGGTGCAGGTAGAGGGGGCGGGCGGTGATCTAATCGCCCGTGCTACCGATAAATACCGTTTAATCGAGGGCGCGGTACGCTATAGCGACGGAGGGCTAGACGCTAGCCTTATCGCGCTAGACGATATCAAGCGTACTATTACCCTTTTAAAGGCTCATAAGTTGCACCTAGTAAATATCCACCGCGTAGGGGACGCTATGACGATTAGCTCAGTGGGAGATAGCGTTACTTTTAACCTAGTGGAAGATAACTATCCGCCTATGCAAGAGATATTAACCGAGAGTGAGGGTAAAACAGTAGCAATAGAGGGCGTAGCCTTTAACCCTGCGTATATGGCGGATTATGCCAAGATAGCGGGTAAGGGTGAGGCTATCAAGATCTATTTTACGGGTAATAATTCAATTATGCGTGTAAGAATTACCGGCGATAAAATTATCTGGCGTGCCCTGCTTATGCCTATGCGATACGTAGACTAATAGGGTATAGTCACCTATAGCGGTACGCTATCTATCCTCCCTTGTTATCGGTAGCAGGGGAGGGTGGAGGGTAGATCGCCCTAAGTTAGAGAGAGTGAGAGAGTAATGAGCTACACACTAGAGCAGACTAGAGAGATAGACGGCGCAACCTTGCAAGATAGTAATGGGCGCTATTACCGTTTAAAGCCAGATGGTGATCGAAATATCCGTACCTATGGATATAGCGCTCATATGTCCGGTGCATATGTCTGCTATACCTGCGGACACCTATGCGATTGTGGAGAGGAAGAGTAATGCCATATAAATATGATCTATACGATACCGCCAATATGTCTAATCAAGAGATGCTAAACGCGTTAATGGCGCGAGAGATCGCCCCCCGCGTAATAGTAGGCACCGGATATAAAAATGGTAGGCAGGTAGCTATTGACTATCTGAAAGAGCAAATTGCTAAAGAGAGTGAGGGCGAGTAATGGCTAAATGCGTAGGTAGGGATAATAAAGTATGCGGTAAAGAGTTCTTTGATCCGCAATTTCCAGATGATAATCTATGCGACCAATGCTATGCGTGGTATGAAGAGAAGGAGAGTAAGTAATGAGTCAACTAAAAACCGCACAATTCTGGACGGTGGTAGAGGGCGAGAGCGAGAAGGTTCGCACTTTCGCCCTGATACCGACAGAGTGGGCAGATAAGTTAGATCAGCACCCAGAAGATCCGGATATTTTTTACTGGTGTGACGATCAAGAGTGGCTAGCGTTAGGTGCTGGCGAAGTGTTAGGAGACGCGCAGGTAATCGCTTGCGCTTGTGATGAGTGCGAGAGTGAGGTAGATGATGAGTGAGCCACGCCTAGAAGACGATATAGCCCTCGGATTAGACGAAGAAGAGGGCGAAGATGAAACCTACGACACACTAGATGAACTATACGGAGATGACTAATGAACCTAGAATATTGGGAGAAGAAGGCAGAACTATGCCGAAAGATCGGCGTAGAGCAGTTAATCGAAGGCGATACCAAGAATGGTACGCGTAACCTATTGAGAATGGTGAGAGCTATGGAAGAGATCAACCTAATCAAGGCGGTAGAAGAGGATAGACCGGCGGAGGATATCTGGGCTAGCCTTATCACTAATGGATTACTACTAACTGGAGAGGATAAGAGCAATGGATAAACTAGGTAAAGTAATAGCCTTTCACCCCGTCAAATCGGGGTTAAAGTTATTCTATGAAGTGATAGAACCAGACGGCGAGACTAGATGGGGCGGAGAGCGAGTCTTCGATGCGGTATCTTGGCTGCATCTAGCGCCACGCGGATCTAGGTTGCTGGTATCAGGGTGGGAGAGCGATGATTTAGACGCCCTACCAGTGGGGCAACCGCTTGATGTGACCGAGCTATACCAGACTTTAAAGGGAGATAGCCAATGATGTTCTTTATAGGGATGCTGGTAGTATTGCTCACCATATACGCACTAATAGTGGTGGAGGATAAACTTAATGAAGGAGATAAGTAGGAAGAGGGTGAGTGGCAAGCAAGCTATTCACTATCGCAATTACAGACGGGCGCGAGATCGCGCTTTGGTACGCTTATCACAAGCCTACCCTGAGACATACAAGAAATTGTTGGAACTGGAGAAGGTAAATGATGAAACGACCGGTGCTAAATGGTTTGATATTGACGGTAGTAATAGCCTTATTGTGGGCGTTAGCGCCGGAGGGGGAGAGCAAGAACCCGCCCCTGAAACCAACAATTATTTCACAGAGGGAGAGAGCGACGATAAATGAAAAGCAACATAACAAACAGATCGCAAGGGAATATAGTAAAGCTCTCGGTTATACGAAGCGAGAGACGGCTTGCCTTATCACCTTATGGACCGGTGAGAGCAGGTTTGACCACCTCGCAAAGAACCGACAGGGATCAAGCGCTTACGGAATTGCTCAGCTCCTTAGAGAACGTAGTAGCAGACCTGAACTCCAAGTCTTACACGGCCTTAGATACATTAGCCATCGCTATTCAGGGAGTGCGTGTCGCGCTCTCCGTCACCACAACAGAAGAGGCTGGTACTAAATGATAACCGGAGTAAGTCTATTCGCAGGAGTGGGAGGTTTTGACCTTGCTATGGAGCGTAATGGAGTAAAGGTCGTTGCCTCGGTAGAGATAGATAAGAAGTGCCAAGAAGTATTGGTACACCGTTTCCCTAACAGTAAAATATTTGATGATGTAACTACGGTAACAGGAAAGGATTTATTAAATGTCGGATTTAATCCAAGTAAAGGAATTATCGCAGGAGGATTTCCCTGCCAAGACCTCAGCGTGGCTGGAAAGAGGGCTGGACTTGCTGGCGAACGCAGCGGGTTGTTCTGGGAAATTGCAAGAATTGTGGAAGAAACGCAAAGCGAATACTTCCTCATCGAAAACGTACCTGGTCTATTATCAAGTAACAAAGGACGAGATTTTGGAGTCGTCGTCGGGACGATGGCCGACCTCGGGTATTCTGTTAGCTGGCGAGTGCTTGATGCTCAACACTTCGGAGTTCCCCAGCGCCGGCGCCGTGTCTTCATCGTTGGCAGACGTTCTGGAGATCTCAGCCCAGCCGAAGTATTATTTAAGTCAGAAGGCTTGCGAAGGGATACTTCGACGAGCCAACCGACGGGGCAAGACTCTGCCTCCACTACTGCAAGAAGCTTTGGTCAGACAGGCTTCGCCAAATACTCCGAAGGAGTAACTACCCTTACCGCTACTTCCTACAAAAGACCGGAAGATAATGTTGTGGTACACGAAGAGTAGGCGGGCTAAAGATGTTGATGATTTTGAAACCTGGGTTGAGGGGGGGTTATGCCAACGTTAAATGCTTTTGATAATGGAGATGTGAGAACCACTATCCTTATTACAACTGCAAGTGTGATCGGATCTTTACAAGCTAGAGACTATAAGGGAGTGGGTAACCAGTACGTGGCAGAGAACAAGTTAATAATTGAACAACCGATAGTGTTTTATGGAAATAGGGTGGCTGATATCAGAATACAAGATGATAAGGTAAACACTTTACAAGCTCGTATGGGAACCGGTGGAAACAATATGCCATTGGTAGCCACAATCTTTAGTCATACTCAAGGATTAGATGCCCAACCATCAGAAACAGTTTCGCCAACACTTCGAGCAGGAGGAGCGGGAATGGCAGTTAGTTATTCACCATCAGGTTTTGCTGATTACAGTGAAGGAGTAGGAACTTTGAAAGCAGGAATGACTAATAACAATTCACCACTTGTTGCGGTTGATGAATACAATGGATCTATTGATGAAACTCACCATACTTTACGGGCAAAAATAGATTCAACAGGAGTAATAGATCAGATGACAGTACGACGATTAACTCCAGTAGAGTGCGAAAGACTGCAAGGTTTCCCTGATAACTGGACTGCTGGGCAATCTGACTCTGCTCGCTACAAGCAAATGGGCAACGCGGTTGCCGTGCCTGTAGTTGAGTGGATCATAGGAAATATATGTGATACTCTTTAGATCCTTCTTCGGGATAGCAAGTTCACTAACCCTCACCGTCACACTCTCCGGTGGGGGTTAGTGCTTTCTAATCCAGTACTGCAAGTTAACCGCAAGCACATCATACTCTCCGCTATGGCGCAAAAGGAAGAGGTCAATGCCCGGCTTAGGGCGCTGGTGCATAGGGTAATGATCGCCCCAAGTGTAATCATCAAAGGCCATAATGCCGCCGGACTTTAGTAGAGGCCAACTTAGTTCAGCGTCAAGCAGCACACCTACGGTGGTATGGTCTGCGTCTACATAGATGAAGTCAAACAGATCGTGCCTATCTCTGTTGTTTAATAAGAAGTTAAAAGTATTATTGCGAACAGATCTTAGGTTTTTGTAAATATCAGTGCGCTTCTTGTAATACTCATACACTTCACTAAAACTAATAGACTTGTGTGCTTCTTCATCGCTACCTTCCCACGTATCAACGTCAATAAGTGAAGAAGTTTTATTAGTAAGTACGTTCTCGCATAGCCATACACTAGCATCACCGGTATAAACACCAAGTTGTAAGAACCGTAAGAACTCTTTCCCTGCTAGCGGGAGTAGATGCTGCTCAAAGTTAGGCTGAGCAGTCTGCTTAAACCAGTTTGGATACTTCTCACCCGCCGTTGACATAGAAACCATCACCCTTAAAAGTTATACCGGGCGCTTCCCATATTCTGTACATACTACGGTGGCAATCTGTACAGATTGGTTCTATCACCTCAGCGTGGATAGATTGTTCAAGATCTCTGGTGCTACCACACTCACACTTAAAAGAATAGATCATATCTTTACCGCCTCATTTATATCTAGGTAACCTACTAACTTAGTAATCTTCTGGCTACGGGAGAACTCAGTAGTAGCTGGCATCCAATGGTTGACCCACTCTGGTTCTGGTAGATCCATCAGGTCAAAAGAATAGACCCCTTGCGGGGTCGAGTTGATGTAGTACGGAACTAAATCTCGTTCCGCTGACTGCGTTATTAACTTGCGGTACTTCATCTCTTCAATAAGCAGCGTCGGGTAATGAGTATGTCGGCACTTGAGTTCGATGTAGTGACCAGCAATCCTGCTGATGCAATCAAAGGAGTCATAGATACCAGGGCTGCGCTCTAGATCTGGGTAGAGATCTGCCTTTAAGTAGTCAAAGAGTTCTGCTTCTTTCATCGCCAAGGACTCTCTCCACCAAGGATCTCCTGCAACCGGCGCAGTGATGCTGTGCATCTGCGGTCAGCTGTAGATGTAGCACACTCTAGGTATTGTGCTACTTGCTGTAGTGTTGCGTTCTCGTGATGACGCATACGCAGAAGCACTTGATCTTCTTGCTCTAGTTTTAGGAAAGCCTTCTTAATATCTATCAGCGAGGCTAGTAGGCCACCGCCTTCTGCTGGACTAGATGAACCACGTGGTTGTCCGTCACGGATCATCTCCTGTACCTGCTCGATAACCGTGCCGTCTATTACCGATGCAATAACAAACGGTAGTAGTTGACCCAGAGTAAAGGTTTCGTAATAGACTTCATCGTTGATCTGGTAACCAGACTTAGATGCTTTCTCCTTGCGAGCATAGCGTTCTGCTACCCGTCGCATCTGCCAAGCAATACGCTTCTCGTTATGTTTAATATCTTCTACATCTGGCACGCTCATAAGTTCTGCTATCCACTCTTCACGTGAGATAGCCCAAGCCATACACTCTTGTACTAGATCCTCACGTTCAACGTAAGCCTTATAGCGACGGTGCAGGGTATATGCCACACTCGGTGCTAAGTCATAGACAATCGGGTGTAGTTCAGTCACAGTCAAGTTCCGGTACTTCAGGCCAGACACCGTCAAGAACCATAAGTGCAATAGCAGAATAGTTAAGCAAGTCAATGAACGAGTCACGCAGACTCTCGTTCTCAGGTGTAGCACCACTATCAATTAGATGATTGATGCGTGCTGTCTTATCGTGCATACGCACACGCAGCCCGTTAAGCGGGCCACCGGGTGATAAAGATATATTGGTTGGGCCGTAGTCTCTATGCTTCTTTAGGAGTAGATTACCTGCGCTATCAAAGATCTCCCACATATCAGCAGCAAACTGGTTCACCTTGTTTTCATTGGGCGTATTAATAGCGTCTCCTTGTTTATGTCCTCTGAAAGGATTTGAAAGCCCATACGCTGCATAGTCTGTATTATCTGTAGCCATTCGTCTCTACTCACCCTTCTCACCGACTAACAAAGCTCTCGTAGCGTCTGCTCCGTAGGCTAAGTAGTAGTCATTTATATCCATACCAGGTGGTAAGTTTACTATAACTGAGTTAAGTATCTCATTAGCGACACGCTTGGCAAACTCTGCCCCAGGATTAGACCCGTCTTCTTTAACATCGTTATCACCGACAACATAGACCGTATCGTAGCCATTAAATAACTTAGGAAAGTGTGGCTTCCAAGCCTGCACACCGGGTACTCCGACTGCTGGAATACCAAGGACACCGCTAGTAATTACTGCATCTAACTCGCCTTCGCAGATAACAATATAAGGCGACATCTCTAGGATATCTATGACGTTATACAGGTGAGCCTTCTGCCCAGTAGGTGAACCGTACTTAGGTTTGCCATCGTCAATGCGTCGGAACTTAAAGCCTACGCAACTGCCACCGGCAGTGATGTACGGGATAGAGATCCAACCCTCATACATCTCGTGTCCGTTATGTGGGCTAGTAACTGTGCCTAACTCAAAGCGTGCAGCAACCTCTTCAGATATTCCACGTTCTGCTAGGGCGACGAGAACCTCTGGACTTATCTCCTGTGCGTATCGTTGCGCCGCTTCCAGTAGCAATTTCGACTGCGCGTTTGAGGCCATCGTTAAACTCCATATTCTCTAGTATGCACACAAGGTTTGCAGCATTACCGCCTTTGCCGCAAGTGTGGCAGAAATATAAATTGTCGTATGTATTTATTACAGCTGACCTACGGGAGTCGCTATGCAGGCAGCATCGAACAGAGACTGCCTTGCCCTCTCTTACTTCACCGCCATAGTGCGAGACTATGGCTGCTATGGGGATTGAGTTTGCATCAACGGAACCTTTGTATCTGCCCGCTTTACGAACCCTGCTCCAGTCTTGTGCTGGCATACACACCCCTTATAGTCACACTTGTCGTGCCAATGCGCTGCACGTTTGAAATGATTAACCGAGTTCTCTTCACCGGCTTTAAGACAATGTGTGCAGATCACGCTTGATCCAACTCTTCCTCTGGTAATTCTTCTTCAATAGTTATGTACTCTTCAGTTGCTGGCTCTGCATCAGCAGACTTGATTGCTTCTTCTAATGGAGCCTCGCTCCAAGTTTCAGTGCTTGTGATTTCTCCGCCTGGTACTGGCATTATTGCTTCTCCTTTAACCATTGTTGTAAGTCTTGGACCACCCAAGCCTTGTCTATTGAAGCGTTGCGACGCTTAACTATGACGTAGGAAAGCGGAACTTCCCCAAGTCCACGAGCCTTTGCATAGTTAAGCGCCTCAACCTGTGCTTCACTCCAGAACTCAGGCAGGTTTAGTGCCTTTCTGTTCTTGAGTTCTAGTATGTATGTCTTCCCACTTACGATACATACCAGATCTCCCTCGTCGTTTGCGCCAGCCTTGGTGAGTCGTTCAGCTAGCACTCCGACCGAACGGAGAAACTTCATTACATCAGTCTCAAACTGAGCGCCTTTGCGCCCGTTAGGGTTTGCCATCTTTACCTGTGTCATAGACGGCGTTGCCGTCTTCATCTACTGTTACCTTCAAGATACCTAACTCGATAAGCACCAGTATCAGGTTACGCATATCATTACGTAACTGCTTGATTTCATTCTTCACATATTGCAATTCAGTATTAGCCATTGACTACGTAGTTCCCTTGATATCCGGTCATTGCATCGTTTTTAATCATAACACCCCACGCATCCTTATCCGATATCTGACAGGCTGCGTAGTTTACAAAGAGCGTAGCGTAGTCAGAAGCATCAGCGGTGTGTGGCCCAAAGCGGTTCTTTACTGCAGCAACGCAAAGAACTGCTTGGTTTGGATCATACCCAAGGGTCAGTATCAGGGCTGGTAATTGACTTACCTTGCCGTGAATAGCACGGCGAGCAGGTGGCTTTGACGGTGAGCCATACTCGCTTTGCTCGCTAACGTGGTGCAGTACCAGTACGCAGGCTTCTGTCTTTCGTGCCATATCGTGCAACTCCATCATAATTGCACGAAGCCCTGCCCACTCGTTATCAGTTTCTGCTGCCACGTTCATTAAGTTATCTATGACAATCAACTCAGGAGCTATCCCGTACAACTCCACATACGCCTTGATCTCTAACTCGATATCATCTAGTGATGGTGATGAGTCAAAGACCCACTTGATATGGTTGAGTTTGCCAAAGTGGTTGTCGTAGTAGTGGCTGTTCTTAGATAAGTTCAGTTCTACTGTGACCTGTGAATGACCGGATGCTGCTGCTGCAGCACGCATCATTACAGTTGTGGTATCAGTATCAGCAGAGAAGAATAGAGTCGGCACCTTTGCCTTCATCGCATAGATAAGAGCAAACATACTCTTACCAGCGTTAGGCGCAGCCGCTACCATACAGACTTGTCCTCGCCGGAACTTAATCTGCTTGGCAGATAGTGCAACCCACACGTCAGGTAGTGGCGTTGCTTTGGTAAGCACACCACTCCAAGCACGTGATAGATCAAGCAACGTCTGACTCCTTCAATGTAATCTTGCGTTCTCTTCTTATGAAACGGCGTTCACCTTCGGTGATCCCGCCCCATATTCCGAAGTTTTCTTTCTGTATTCCCCACTCTGCACATTCGCTACGGTGGAGACAACTGTTGCAAATGGACTTAGCCATTAGCATTTCAACTGAGTTCATTGAGCCATCTGATTTCTCAGGGAACCAGAAGTCACCACCTATTTCAGCGCAAGCAGGGTTCTCGTAGAACCTTGGCTCGCGCATTAACTAGCGGATCCAGATAGTGTCGCACTTGTCTGTTGCACCCTTAGGTGCAGCACACATATAGCCCTTCCAAGGTCCCTTAGCTGATGTACCTGAACGGAAAGCCATCACTCCGTGACGGCACTGTTGCTCTCCACCTGCTGGTGCAGGTGCTGCAACTGGTGTTGCATTAAATGATGCAGCAACTGCTGCGATTGTTGGCGCAGGGGCAGCCACTGGTGCTGCTCCACCTGATAGTTCGTGACCAGTTGATCGAATGTTAAGTGCGTTCATAGCAAGATCTGCTAATCCGCTTTCAAGTTCTGTAACACTTGATGCGTACAGGTTGATAAGAGTTCCGTCTGCTAACTTGTAGTTAATCTGGAACTTAGTTGTGTCCGGTGCTGACATATTACTTTCCTCCACTTGGTTTGATGTTTAATCTAATAGACTCTTTA